CAGCAAGTGCATAATTTTTAAGGGGTGGAAACGCCCCTTTATTTTGGAGGTATTATGACTCTACAAGAAGTTTATAAAAAATGTAAAGCGTGGATGTTTGAAAAAAATTCTTCAAGTATTTATAACAATTACATTATTGAAATCGCTAATGAAAAATTGGCTGAATTATTTGAAGAAAATAACATGTGTAGAATGTTTTATGGCAAAAAGCCACTTAAAACCATTCCTCAATGTACTTCCCTACAAGATGAATTAGGGATATTCAATGATGATGGGACTGAAACAGGACTTGGGATAATGCCTGAGTATCAATATGAAGTCTTACCACTTGGTATTGTTGCAGAATTTTTGATGGATGATGATTTAAACAAGATGTCTAGATTTGATACCAAGTATAATAATGCTCGTGTTATGCATCAAAAAATAGTATCAATGGATAGAATAAAAGAATTGGAGAGTGATAATGCCACTGAAAACAATGCCTAGTTTTAAAGCAACTAGTGATAGACAATATCAAATCTCACAACCTGGTATTGGTGGTTTAAATTTAAAAGACTTGGAATATGAGCAAGACCCAAATCAAACACCATATATGCTTAATATGATGTATAGAAATGGATCATTTGGCAAAAGATATGGTCAAAAGTTCTTTTTCGATAGTGAAATCAGCGAAAAAATACACGATACCTTTTATTTCGATAAAAAAATAGTTTTGCACGCAGGAACACATATTTATTTTGTTGATGAACAAACAAAAGAAGTGACTCAACTACAAAACGTTACTGTTGCCGATAAAAAAGGGTTATTTATTACATATGCTCAAAGCCTTTATTTCATATGTGGTGGTACTATTTATGAATATAAAATCAAAAATGGTAGCTATGTATGGGGTGAAATAGATCCATACATTCCTGAAGTTCTTATCAACTGTGACCCAAAAGGTCCGAAAGATAATGGCAATTCAAACGCCGTTGATGATTACAACATCATAGGTCTTAAGTTTAAAGAAATATATCATGGTGATGGTACTTCTAAGGATTATTACATTTATGGTGATGAAGATAACATCATAAATTGGAATGTAACACCAATCATTGAAGTAAACGGTGTGGCAACTACAGATTTTACAGTTGATGCAGCTAATAAAAAAATCTCATTTACAACAGCTCCTTCAAAAGGGAACTTAAATGTTGAAATAACACTAACACTAAAAGAGAGTGCATTAAAAGAGGATAGAGATAGAATATTAGCTTCAAAATATTGGGTAACTTTTGGTGGAAATAATAACTCTTGCTTATTTTTGGCAGGTGGTGGCAATAGTAAGTACTTTTATTCAAATGCTTATGATGCGACTTACTTCCCTGAAAACAATTGGGCTATTTTAGGTAATAGTGAAACTGATATAACAGGTTTTGGTTTGCAGTACAATGTTTTAATCGTTTTTAAGGCAAATGAGATGTATTCTATCTACAGTTATACTCAAACTTCATCTACAACAATAGTTGAAGAAGAATACGGCCTAGAAGCATTTAAAGCACTTCTTGTAAACCCTAGAATTGGTTGTGATTGTCCTCACACAATAGAACTTATTAATAACCAACTTACCTGGTTTAATTCGGTGGAAGGCGTATGTACCCTTGTATCTACAAATATTGTTGATGAAAGAAACGTTAGATCTATATCAAGAAATATTGATAGACAAAACAATATGGGTGTCAAAGGCATTCTTGATTATGAAGAGGAATTAGAAACAATTCAAAGTGTTGACTTTGATGGTAAGTATTTTTTAGCATTCCCAAAGGCTGGTATGTGTTATGTATGGGATTATGATATTTCACCGTTTACATCTACATCAAGTAAAGTAACTGATACTAAAAACTTATCATGGTTTTTATTTGACCATTTCAATGTTAAGGAGTTTTTAAAAGTTGGCAAAGAGTTATATTATGTATCAACTTTATATGAGAAGAATCTAGTTAATTTAAATAATACGTTTGTTGATTTGGATTTTGACAAAGATGGTGAAGATGATGGAATAAATGCTTATTATATGACACCATTTTTACAGTTTGATGCAGTGGCATACTTAAAAACTGTAAAAAATTTATATATTCAATGTCGTGGCGATACTGCTACTAGTATTGATGTTTATTACTATACGGATGAAACATTAGAACCTGAGCAAGACAATGAATCAATAAAAATTGGTGGCAAGATATGGTCTCATTTTTCTTGGGATACATTTGAATGGCTTACAGTAAATTGGGCGAATACTTTTAGAAGAAGATGTGGACTTAAAAAAATACAAATGGCATCATTTTATTTTGAAAACAAAACATCTGAAATTAAGGAGTTGACTCTTCCGTTTACATTGCCAGCAAGATTTGTGAAAAAATACGATGATAAAAATTATGTATCTTGTGCAGGACACGATATGTCAATTACTCATATAGCACTTGATTATCAA